AGGAGCCCGCAAGGCCAGTACGAGACGTTCGGCATCCCCGCAAGATACGGCACCGGCATCGACTGGAACGAGTTCCACACACGGGTCGAATGGCAGTCGAACGACTAGACCGCCGGACACACATTTTGGCCTATAACCCTGATTCCTTTGTACCATGGAACGCAAGAGGCCGCCAGCCTTGTTGGCTGGCGGCCTCTTGCGTTATTGGTAGCGGGGCATGGATTTGAACCATGGACCTCTGGGTTATGAGCCCGGAGCCTGTATGTCATCCCCGCATTACGAAGTTCATGCGGCCAACAGGTAGCCGCTAGTTCGTCGACCGTCGCTCAACGCGACCGCCAAACCCCCATCATCATCGTCATCGTTATTGCGCTCGCCGACGATGGCAAGAGCCTTCGCCGGCGTCAGCGTCGGGTCAGTCAGGACGTCAAGGGAGACGCCCACGAACTCAGCCGCACGCACAACGTCGTTGAAGGCCCAGTTGCTTTCTCCGGCCATCATGCGAGATAGATTCTGTGGCTTTCGCCCAAGATGATTGGCCAAGTCCTTGCGATATAGCCCTTCAATCTGCATCAGCATATTCAGATTAAGAATTGCTGTGTCTTGAGGGTTTGCCGCAATACGAGGCATCGTTATTGCTGTACTCATGGCGTTAACTATAAACAAAAATGATTAGTTTTGCAACAAGCGGCATGTTGAGACTCAGAATTAAGACACGCCGAATACTTAAAAACGATTAGCACTGTGCTAGTCTCTCAACTATGCAGACTTATCAAAAACGATTAGATATGCTCAAGATTAGCCAGCGAACATCCGCGTTGATCCAAGAGCACAATCTGACCCAAAAATACGTAGCCATTTCCATTGGCCTATCTGAGCAAATCTTCTCCAACAAGCTCACTGGTATCCGCCCATTCGCCATGAAGGATATTGTGGCGCTCGCTGACTTCTTCGAAGTCAGCGCCGACTACCTCCTGGGACGTGTAGACACGCCATGGCCGGACCCGTGGGAGAAGAACGGCAAGGAGGCCGAGTGATGGGAGGTAAACACGCACTTTTTCGCATCCATGACCTTCCAAAGGATATCGGAGACGCGGTAGCCGCTTATCTGGAAAATAACGACACCGAATTCATGGCCGATCTCACCGAGCATCCCATCGTCGTCGAGTCCTTGTCGCATGGGCAAGCGTTCGTCATCTATCCGAAGATCGCGCGTGTCGATCTGAGCGAATTCATGTCGCTGATCGGAGGCGATGGCGAATGAGCATTCATAGTTTGATGTTTGGACGTTTGGTTGTTTTCGATTCGTCAGAGCCTTCCCAATGCCATTCGATGAGCGTGCTGGGGGTGCCGGTCTGCCATGTGCTCGCAGCGAAATATGTGATCACATCGTTCGGATTGCAGACGAATGGTGGCTCCTCTTCGAAATCCATGAGGCCGTCAAGTCTTTCATCGGATGCGGAAAGCCTCGTGACCACCACGGTTCGCGAGCTTTTGTTGCGAATGAGGAACTGGCTTCCATTGCCGGTCCATTCAGCATCATCCCACGGCACGACTGCGAACGGGTTGGCTTCCTCCGCTATGCGGTTTGCTTCCTTTAGCTGCCCCACCTGTTCTCGCAGTGCATCCGCCGAATCCTGCGCGGCCTTGAGCTGCGCCTTGAGTGTGACGAGTTCCGAATCGAAGTTTTCCTGTGCCTTGTCGGCGTCTTCCTTGGATTTCTTTGAATCGATGAAATGCGTGATCGGCGCTGCGAGTATGCCGGCAACGGTGATGAGCAGGTCTATCCAGCCGGTGGGGTTGTTTGCGAAGTCGCCCTGCACGAGGTTCCAAAACCAAGTGACCAATGATTCTTCTCCTATTCCGGTCGGCCCTCATGTTCCAGATACGGGCCGTTGTACCCACCAGTTTAGGAGGGGGTCGGGCGGTGCGACTTCTCCCGCCGCCCGGCATTACACCATCAAGGAGGCGTCGTGATGATTCGCGGACATCATCTGAGTGGCTGGCGCAGGACCGAGAAGCCTGTGGAGCTGACCGAATCACAGCGGGCCTACAAGTGCCTGTTCTGCCTGATCGCCTGCGCGGTGTGCGCGATGGTGGCCGTCTGGGGCTTCATCTGGGCTGCCGCCGCCGCGTCGCATGGAGTGGTGAGCGTGCTGCATCTCGCGGCCATGCTGATCGGCGGATTAATGGCCTACGTGTTCGGCGACATCGCGGAACGGGCCTAGACGAGAGGCTCCTCTGACGGAATCGGCAGACGCGGCGGTCTCAAGAGCCGCTGCCCATCGGGCGTGTGGGTTCGAGTCCCACGGGGAGCACGAAACCGAATCGAAAGGAACATTGCTATGACCAAGGAAGACAAGCAGGCGGAGCGCATCGAAAGGCTCGCGGTCACGTTGGGCGAATTCGTCGACGATGGCGATACCTGCCCAGCGTGCATGGCCCACTATCTGCGCCAAGCGCTCGGGGCCGAGGGGCTTCGACTCGCCAAGGACAAGGACCATGCCGTTCCGGCCGCCGATAATGTGCCGATGGCGAAGGCGTTCGTGATCAATGCGCCGCTCGAAGCCGGCGCAGGCTTCCTCGATGAGCTGTTCGGCCCCGGCTTCGCGAAGCCCGAGTCGGACGACGGGGCAGAGCGTGAGGAGTCATCATCGGACAGGTTCGACCGGTATCGCGAGATCGTCTTCGACGCGCATTCGCTGATCGGCATGTTGCAGAACATGGCCTTTGAGCATGGCGACTTGCAGGCCTACAAGTACTGCTGCAACACGTTGCGGGCGTTGTACGAGCTTCGCCGCAGCGTCGGACAGTCCGAGGCCGGGGAGGCGGAGTCGTGAGTCTCGTGTGGCAGCAGTGGGCGTCCCTCGCGTCGTTCGCGGTGCTGGATGTGCTTTGCATCGTGGGCATGGTCGGCAAGCCGAACGGGCCGGCAAGGAAACCGAGCACCGCCGTGGTGGGCGTGATCGTCTGGATTGTCCTCACGTCGCTGGTTTTCAGCATCTAGTCTTGCCGCCGCGCGCCCGCTCTTCCTTCCTCGGCTCACACATTGCAAGGGCGTGCGGCGGTGATCGTCAAAGGAAAAGACGCTAACACCAAATAACCGAACAGTCCGGCGATGCACGTTCTCACATCGCCGGACACCGGGGCTGCGGCAGGTTGGCCCCCGGCCGAGATCACGCAATTGGTTGTTGATGATTCTCCTTTCTCATGCGTGGCAAAGGTCGGGAGGGCGTTCGATTCGCCCGCAGTCCACGAGGGGCGTCAACGTCGCCCGTCGCGGTTTTCGCAGTGACTCGTCGCGCGCGGGAGCGATGGCGTCGGCTGGCCTGGCCCATGCCTGCACTGGGCCGGGCGTCGGAGGAGACGCCAGCGCCCCTCATTTTTGTCCGAAGGAGGAACCGAATTGACCGAAGAGGAGTACGCGCGCGAATACGACGTGCGCGAGGAGGCCGGAGCATGTTCGACCGGCCGCTGACCAAGGAAGGCGCGCATATGGGCGCGGGCGAGCTGCTGGACGAGCTTATCGAGGCCATCCAACGGCTGAACCGAACGCCGGAGTTTCCGCTGACGCTGCTCATACCCGATTTCGGCGATGTGATCGTGGACAAGCAGACCCGCACCATCCACGCCCTGTGCACGTGGAAGCGCAAACCCAAGAAGGAGGACTGATGGCCGTCAACGTCAATCTCGTCGGCAACGTCGGCAAAGACCCCGAAACCCGCAATTTCCCCAGCGGAGGCTCGGTCACGAGCTTCACCGTCGGCGTCTCGCAGGGCTATTTCGACAAGCAGAACCATTGGCAGGACCAAGGCACGATGTGGCTGAATGTCGAGCCGATCACGCAGGGCGCGAAATCGCAGCTCCAGTACGTCCACAAGGGCGACAAGGTGCACATCTCCGGACTGCTCTCGCAGCGGTTCTTCACGCGCAACGACGGCACTCAGGGCACCGCGCTCAGGGTGGCCGCCCAGACCCTGAGCTTCATCCACCGCCAGCCCAAGGACCAGCAGGCCGAATCCGCCGGCAATCGGAACGGATACTCGGACGGCTACTCGGGCGACGCGACCACACAGCCCGCTGCGGCGCCGCCCGAGGACCCGTGGTCGCAGCCGCCCACCGACTTCGACAATGAACCCGATCCGGAATTCTAAGGAGGAATCATGGCGGACGAATTGAAGCATGTGACCGTCGAGATCGACGCGAACGACCTGCCGGCCATGCGGAACGCATTGGACGGCAAGGCCTGCATCCGTGTGGCGCACTCGTTCCAAGTCAGGCTGGATGATCTGTCTGCGATGAGCGGCGAGAGCGTGGACACCATCGTGCGCATCGACGTGGACCCGCAGTGCGGCTACCCCGACCCGCAGGCCGTGGCCCTGATCTACTTCGCGGCCAAACAGGGCGTGTTGGACGTGGACGAATTCGAGGCGTTCCGCGACGACCTCGAACGCGACACCGGCCACAGGATTCAGGAGATCATCGACAAATACCCCGCGATCTTCAAAGACCCCGAGAAGGCGCTTCGGTTCGTGTTCGCCGGCCCCAAGCGCGTCCATGGCGTGCCGCCGCTCTCACGATGCCCACGATGCGGCCTGCAACTGTGGCAGGAAGTGTACGAGAACCAGCCGGCGCCCACCACGGCGGCGCATCTGAAAGCCAAGCCGAGACCCCTGTACTGCCTCGACTGCGGGCAGCGCTTCCAATACGACAAGGTCGGCCGTTTGAAGTGCTCCGACGAACTCGACGTGGTCGGCATCGCGAACGATCTCGTCAAGAAGGCGTCGCAGCCGAGCCTCGACGACATGTGAGCCACTGGTCGGAAGGAAGAGAAAAGTCATGACGTACTTCTGTCTGAGTGACGGATTCCATCGAGCGCCCAACGTGGAGACGCTGAGCATGGCCGCAAGGGGCCTGTTCGTCACCGTGGCATCATGGGTCGGCGGCGAACTGTACGAGACGCCCGGATTCGATGGCGTATTCGACAAGCGGCGCTGCCGCATGCTCGGCGGCACCCCAAAGATGATCGCCGAACTCGTAGCGGCCGGACTGTTCGAGGAGGTCGCCGGCGGCTGGCGCATCGTGGAGTCAAGGCGTGTGGGAGGATTCGACGGCTCTGTGTTCAAGAACCCCGACAAGGTGCGAGCCGGCCGCAAGGGAGGCCTCGCACGCTCGCATCGAAGCAAGGGCGAAGCATGGCCCGAAGCGGACATGCAAGCGGAAACCAAGCGGACCATGCCGGCAGCTTCAAGCGAAAACACGAGTTTTCTTGAAGCAAAACCCAAGCAGGACAACGCTTCTGCTTCGATTCTGCTTCAAGCAGACGGCAAGCAAAACGATGGCAACGCTCAAGCGGCTGCTTCAAGCAGACGGCAAGCGGAGTCCAAGCCCCAAGTGGCCGGAACCATACCTACCCCAACCCCTTCCACGGCCGGAACCGAAGCACGGCCCCAAGCAATGGCCGTGGCCGACGTGATCGCCGATACCGAGCACGCCATCGACCGCGACCCGTTCGGCCTGTGCTGGCAGACCTACCGGCCCATGGCCGGCACCCGTACCGGGGCCGAGGCCGCGTTCCGCGACGTCATCGATGCCGGAGTCACGCCAAGACGCCTCTACGCGGCCATCCTGAGCCACAACCGGAGCGTCGAGCAAGGCGACGAGCCGATACGCTCGCAACCATCGTTCCAGCATTGGCTCGAACGCGGAGCCTACAAGCCGCTACTGCCGCCAGACACCACGCCAAAACAGCGAATCCACACGCATTCGTGGAACTGCGAGCACGTCCAACAGCTCATGCAACCCCACGAAAGCGAATACGACCACCAGCGCCAAGGCTTCGAACCAAGCGCATGGATGACCGCATGCCAAACCAAAGCCGACCAACTCAACCACGAGGAGCAACAAGCATGAAGCAGCGAATCTGCGACATCTGCCAACAGCCAATCAACGAAACCAAGCCATGGACGCACTGCGACTACAACCTCTTCACCGCACACCGCAACGAGAAGGGCGAGGAGGACTCCGACATGAACCACATCGACATCGACGTATGCCACCAGTGCGTCAGCAGCGCGGACGGCACCACCATCACCGCCATCCGTCTGAACCACGGTCGACTCGAACAGGTGGGCGCACGATGAGCGAATTCGACGACACAAGAGCCACATGCCTAGGCCGCGACCAACACAGGTGCGTGCGCTGCGGCCTCTACGTGCGCAACGGCCAATGGCCCGGATGGTCATGTCACCATCGCGCGAACCGCCTCAGGGCCGACCCCGCATGGCGGCACAAACCCGCCAACTGCGTCACCCTCTGCGGAACCGGCACCACCGGATGCCACGGATGGGTCCACCAACACCCCGAAGCCGCACACGAAACCGGCTACTACCTCCGGGCCGGGGAAGACCCACACGAAAAACCCATCACCAACTGGCAAGGCGACCAACTCCTCTACGACGACGAAGGCCAGCAAACAATCCTCACGAAAGGCAAACGACCATGAACAAACCCCACAAGCTCCTATGGCTCGACGTCGAAACCACAGGCCTCGACCACACCCTCGGCGACATCCTCGAAATCGGCGCCACCCTCACCACGCTCCAAGGCGAACAGGAGGACCACTGGAGCACGGTCATCAAACACGACCCGCAGATCATCGAAACCGCCCTCGCCAACGGCAACAAAACCGCGCTCGCGATGCACTCGCGCAACGGCCTGCTCTGGGAAAGCCTCCTCGGCGACGACGCCATCACACGACGGGAAGCCTCATTCCAACTCCGATGCCGCCTCACCGAATGGACTGAGGAAGCCACACTCCACCCCGCAGGAACCAACGTCGACTTCGACCTCACATGGCTCAAAGCCAAACTCCCGGAATGCGACCCGCTCATGAACCTCAGCCACAGACACGAAGACCTCACCTCACTGCGCATCATCGCCATGAGCAACGGATACGACCCATACATCACAGGCCACAATCCAGACGACCCCCACAGGGTCAAGGATTGCATCAGACGAGACATCAGCGAATACAAAATGCTCAGAAACCACACCACCAACCTCCCATACCCCACCAAGGAGCAGCAATGACCCACGGCAGAATCTGCGGCACCGAATGCACCAGCATCCGCGAAATCAGAAACCGACTCTGCAACCACCACATCAACCACAAGGAGCAAGCATGAACAACAACACACGCCAGCGAGCGCCGAAACTCATCATCGCCTCCGCGCTCGCGGACCTCATCCTCGACACCATCGGCAAGGAAGCGCATAAATGACCAGTCAGACGTGAATGCAATCGAATCCTCAAGGAACTGGAGGCAGACAAATGAACGCGTATCAGCCAGTTCTTGACCCTGCTTGCGGCGGGCGAATGTTCTGGTTCGACAAGTCAGACAGCCGTGTGCTCTTCGGTGATGTGCGCGATGAAAGTTGGGAACTATGTGACGGACGCAGATTCGATGTCAAGCCGGACATGCTGATGGACTACCGCGATCTGCCGTTCCCCGACGAGACGTTCCGCATGGTCGTGCTCGACCCACCGCACCTGCGCAATGCGGGAGAGACGAGCTACATGGCGCAGAAATACGGATGCCTCGACCAAGAGACATGGCAAACCGACATCAAGACCATGTTCGGCGAGTGTTTCCGCGTCCTGAAAGAGCATGGCGTGTTGATCTTCAAATGGAATGAGACACAGATACCCGTCTCTCAGATTCTCAAGCTCACCACATGCAAGCCGCTTTTCGGCAACAAACAGCCGAACCGCACCGGAACACATTGGATTGTTTTCATGAAGGAGACGCAATGACCTTTGATTTTAGCAACACGACACCGAACCCGCCCAGACCACCAATCATCATCCCCTACGGCGACACCCCATACGCCCTGCAACTCACAGCCGACAGCGCGAAGGCGGAATCATGAGCGGCGGGCACTTCGGCTACGCGCAATACGGCACGCGGGAGGCGTTCGAGGGCCAGTTTTGCGACGCCGAGCTCAACGACCTGTTTTATGACCTGTTCTGCGCTCCCTTGTGGGGCAGTCGTACCGGCGGATTGGCCGAAGCGCTCGACCTGTGGCAGGCCGGAGACATCGGCGAGGACACCTACCGCGAGGAAGTCGCCAAATTCAAGAAGAAATGGTTCAAACAGTCGCGCTCCAAACGATTGCGAGGCTATGTGGACCAACGCTGCAAAGAACTGCACGACCAGCTCGTCACCGAACTCGACCTCGAACAGGAGGAGGAATCATGAAAGAATCCGTCACCATCCAATACCTCTGCGAGGATGTTGACACCAATCTGGTCGAAACCATCCCAATCGCCTCCATCAGCATCGACCAGTGGAGTAAAGGCCATCTCGACCTGTTCAACCTCGACCGGAGAGGCCATCACGGCCGCCGTATGCTTAGCGTACTCATCACCGCCTGCGAAGCGGTGCTGCATGAAATCCAGGACATCAAATGGGAGGACTGACCCCATGGCCGAACCGATTGATCTCGTCCAACAGGCCCTCAACGCGCTCGCCGACGCAGGACTCGGCAACGACACACCCGCCGAAGCCTACATCATCGGATACCGGCAGGGATACGACGACGCGCTCGCCATCGCACAAGCCATAGAAACCAGAATCAACAACGAGGAACAGTAATGGAAACCGGAAAAACATGCATCTACGACGTCGTAGACCGAATGAACAACGAGATCATCGACCTATCCGACAAAATAAGCAAACTCTCCCAAGCCATCAACCAATTCAGACGAGACAAAGCGCGATCAGCCTGCAAACCAGAACTGCTCACCCGACAACTCACGGCAATGGGCCAATACTTGGCAGCACTCACAGAACGATACTCGGCGCTCGCCGACTACTACATGGAGGAGAGCAATGGGCAAACCGACTGAGAAGGCATGGAAGATGCTCGAGGACGGCAAAGACATCGAGGAGATTCGTCTGTCCACCGGACTGAGCAAGGCGGTCATCGAGGCCATGCACAAGGACTTCGAGCGCGAGCAATACAGGAGGAGCCACCGTGGATAGGGGATTCAAGTTCAACCAAGAGGAGCCGCGCAAGCGGCCGTCGCTGTCCGACACGCTCAGCAACATCGCCGCAGTGGTGCTGATCGGATGCCTGTGCTGCGTGGCGGTGATGCTCACCCTGAAGCTCGCCGTGCTCATGTTCTGAAAAATGAAGACCCCCGCCTTTCGACTAGGGGCCTTGCAACTCACCAAAACGCAAGTCTAGTCGAAAGGCGGCAAAACCATGGCCGAATGCAAGATATGCGGCACCGAAACCGACAACGAAGTCTGCGAACACTGCAACCGTCGCACCGTCGGCGCTCTCATGTGGCTCCTGAGGATAGGCATGCCAACGTTGAGGCAGATTTCCTACCGTCAGGCCACCGTCGAGCAGCGCCCGGCCAGATCGGGCAACAAGGCCTTCGCGTCCACTCCGCTCGACATCGACGCGCGGCAAGCCTATCTCGACGCCGAAAGGGCGTTGCAGTACGCCGCCGGGAGCATTGGCGTCGAACCGATCGGCTGGGACGTCCAAGGCCGCCCGCGATGCCTGCTCGACTGCGCCGAGGCGGCGGCGCGCGTCGTCGTGGCCGTCAGGGGCGGCCGCCTGTCCGCCGACCTGCTCGCCGGCCTCAACACCACCGCATTGCGGACACGGGCCGCCGTCGCGCGTCGTGTCGAACGTATGTTCGAACGTCGGCTTGTCGGCATCTGCACCGAATGCGAGGCCAACTACATCGAAACCGACGCCAACGGCGGCTCCCGGCCGCGACGCACGCCCATCTACGCGGCGGACGGGCAGCGGTGGGCCGTGTGCCCCTATTGCGCGGCGTTCCTCGATCTGGCCAAGGTGCGCGCCAGCTACCTCAAGCCGATAGACTCTCTGCACATCACGCGGAAGCGCGCAGGTGCAGCACGTTGGCTGTCCGATGCGTCGGGCCGGCGCGTCACCGGCAAGATGCTCGACAACTGGCGGCAAGCGGGCAGGCTGCACCCAAGGCGGGTCGACGGCCAGTACTGGGAGTGGGACATCCGCGAACTGCTGGCCTGCGTTCGCTGATTCCGACACGCCGTAGATATGGCTATATTTCGGCCGTCTGACACTAGATATATGACCTAATTTCTAAACGACAAGTGAAAGGATATAATTTACTTGCCTTTTAGAAAGGAGGTGGTTAGCATAGCAAACGAGACAAGGGAGTTGCTCCGGAGTCTGGAAAGGCAGGGGTTCACCGTCGAGAAGACCAAGAAGAACCATTACAAGGTATTCAAGGACAATCGGCTGGTGGCCACCCTTCCGTGCACGCCGAGCGACTGGCGTTCCCTGAGAAACTGCGTATCAGTGCTCAAAAGAGCCGGATACCGGCCGTGAACGCTTGGCCGGGCTTCCGAAAGGGTGCCCGGCCCCCTTCACAACACACCAAGGAAAAAGCATGGACTACTGGAACGTCATCATCGAATTCAACCATTCCTACAAGGACGATGGCGTCGACGACGATATCCTCGACGCCTTCGCCGACTGGCACGTCGCCGTGGCCTCGGCCGTCAACCGCAACGTCGAGGCCACGCTGTCCATCGTCGCCGAAACCATGCGACAGGCGTGCACGCAGGCGCTCGCACTGCTCGCCCTTCACGACACCCTGCCCGAGGCATGCCGCATGAGCGTGATGCGCTCGTCCGAATACGACAGAATGAACGGCTTCGCCCCCGTGCCCCCGCTGACATCGGTCACCGAGGCCGCAGCCATACTCGGCGTTACCCGCCAGCGCGTTCTCCAGATGATCCACGAAGGCACCATCGGAGGCGTGAGGGTCGGAAACGGATGGGCCATGCCCAGAGCCGAGATTGACAACCTCGCCGCGAAAAAGTACGATGAACACACGTCTCGTTAACTAGTTAATCACCGACAATAAAAGGCATTCCCGAAGGGGCGGCTTGGCATAGGCCCAAGCCGCCCCTTCGGGCATTCCGCGCAAAAGACCATACAGGAACGGCGGAATTGCAACCCTAGCAATTTTCGTGTTATGCTGTCGCAGTAGATAGCGGTATGGGAAAACGCATACCCGAGTTGAAGCCCCGGAACCACAATGGTCTCCGGGGCTTCCTCGTATCCGGGATGATTGGCAGAGAGGCCGAATGCAGCACCTTGCTAAGGTGCCGAAGCGACAGCTTCCGCAGGTTCGAATCCTGCATCATCCGCCGGCGCTCACGTCGCCCAAACAGCGCAAGACCAACAGGGCAACCGCCACGGACTCTACTTTTCTCACCGTCGCGGAAGATGACGGAAACCCGCGCCAACCGTCCGCGAGCGCCGCCCCCACTTATCTTCTTCGCCGATTGGAGGCTCCTATGAGTGTGATACGTGTGCCGCACAGGGTGGTGGTGGACCGCCAGCGCAATAGGGTGCTGGTCGATGGGCTTCCCTTCCTGTATCCGTTGGCTGACGAGACGCCTCAGTCGCGCATGGACAGGGACGCTTTCGGCGTGGTGTATCTGCCGCTGTTGTGCGACGAGGTGGTCTATCGGGCCGCGTTCGAGGCGTCGTGATGGGCAATCCGAGATACCGCAACGGCAACGCTAGGCGGCGAGCGCGGCAGCGTTGGGAGGCGCAGGGCCTGCCGTGCTGCATCTGCGGGCGGCGCATAGACTACACGCTCAAGGCTCCGGACCCGTTGAGCTTCGTCGTCGACGAGACAATCGCGTTGGCTCGGGGCGGCACGTTGACCTACGACAACCAAGGGCCTGCGCACTGGTGGTGCAACCGCATCAAATCGACTCACAGCCTCGCATGGGCGAGAGAGAAAGTAAGGCACCTGATAGCCTCAGGCGACTCGCCATTCACCACACCGCAACCACAGCCGGTCGTGCGCTCGAGCGACTGGTTCGGGCAGGGGGAGTGACCCCCACCCACCCCATGGGGGCGACCACGGGCAAAGCGCCTTTTTACCCCCGCAAGTTTTTCCACACGAACGATGGGAGGCCGGCATGGTAGCCAAACCCGTCAAACCAGCCTCCCGCAACGCCTCGCACACCATCTACAACGCCGCCAGAACCGGGAACAAGCGGAAACTTCTCGTCGCCCTGCGCAACAAGATCGCCCAGCAGCTCGACGAGGCCAACGTGCAGTCGAGGGACTTCGCGTCATTGTCGAAACGGCTCGTGGACATCACCATGCTCATCGACCGAATCGACCACGGCAACACGGCCGACGACCCCGCGCGCAAGGCCCTCGAAGTCGGCGACGAAATCCTCGATGCCGACAGTTGACGGAGCCATGCGGTGCGTCGTCCCGGAAGACGCACACACCAGCGGCGAACCAAGCCTCAACGCGCTCGCCAACGTCGCCGGCGACAGCTTCGACACATGGCAGCGCCAAATCAACCGCATCGCGCTCGCCATGACCGACGAGGGATTCTGGGCCGCACGAAACGTCGTCATGAGCATCCCCCGCCAGACCGGCAAGACCTACGACGTCGAATGGCTGGCCATCCACCGAGCCGCCACCATCCCCGGCATCCGCATCGTATGGACCGCCCAGCACTTCTCGGTCATCAAGGACACGTTCGAGGACATGAGCGCCAAGGCCACCCGCCCCGAGATGAACGCGCTCGTCGACCCCGACCACGGCATATCACTCGCCGCCGGCAAGGAGGAGATACGCTTCCGCAACGGCTCGCGCATATTCTTCCGCGCCCGAGAACGAGGCGCACTGCGAGGCATCAAGAACGTCGGACTATTGATAATCGACGAGGCCCAGCACCTCTCCGATTCGGCCAAGGCATCAATGCTGCCGACCCAGAACCGCGCCTACAACCCGCAGACCATCTACATGGGCACACCGCCCGGCCCGCGCGACATGGGCGAATCCTTCACGCGCCAGAGGGACAAGGCGATCACCGGCCGAGCGCACAACACCCTCTACGTGGAATTCAGCGCCGACCGTGGATGCGACCCCCTCGACCGCAACCAGTGGAGGAAAGCCAACCCAAGCTACCCGCACCACACCGACGACGACGCGATACTCAACCTCGCAGACAACCTCACCCCAGACGACTTCTGCAGGGAGGCACTCGGCATCTGGGACGAAACCACCACAACGTCGGCCATCGACCAACGACAATGGGCCGACGCCACCGTCGACAGGCGCAGGGAAGGCGGAGTCATGAGCTTCGGGCTCGACATGAACCCCAAGCGCACGAGACTCACCATCGGCGCGTGCATGCGCTACCCAGATGACACCTGCCACATCGAACTCGCCGAATACCGGGACACCAACAAGGACGGCACCATGTGGGCCGTCAACCTGCTCGCCAAGGCATGGGCCAACACCGCAGCAGTCGTCATCGACGCGCAAAGCCCGGCCACCGTGCTCATGCCCGAACTGCAGGAAGCCGGCATCACCGTCACCATCACCAGCAGCACGGACATGGGACAGGCCTGCGGCAGATTCCAGGACATGCTGCGCGACGGCACCCTCACCCACCTGCCCGAGGACGGCCAGCAGCCACTCTGGCAGGCCGTCAGGAAAGCCACCCAACGGCCCATCGGCAAACAAGGCATGTTCGGATGGCGCAACCCGGACGACGACACCGACATCAGCCCGCTCGTCGCCGCCACCATCGCCATATTCGGCGCAACCACCACCAGACGAGACCCAACCAGACGACAGGAGGCGTGGTACTGATGACCACCGACGAAGGCATATTCAGCGCGGCACTCAAAAAACCGCTCCAAATCGAATCCTTCACCGTCGCCACCATCCCCGGCATCCCCGATGCCGATATGGACACCATCCGGCTCCTGATGAAGGTATGGCGCGAGAAATACCCCGGCAACCTCCTGCGCTCCCTCTACTACAACGCCCACGAGAACCTGCAAGACTTCGGCATCGGCGTCCCCCAGAAAGTCAAGAGCGAAGCCAAGGCCTGCGTCGGCTGGCCACGCAAGGCCGTGCGCTCGCTGTCGGACTTCACCGACTTCGACGGATGGGAATACCAAGGCTCCGACGACAACGGCATCGACGATCTCACCGAGGAAAGCGGCCTGCGTCTCGCCATACAACCGTCGGTCATCTCCTGCTACACGCACTCATGCAGCTTCCTCACCGTGGTTGACGACGACGGAATCGCAGTCGTGCCCCGCTCTGCCGACTGGTCGGCCGCGTTGTGGGACGGCACACGCAACAGGCTCAAGTCGGTGCTCACCATCAAGGAAGCCGACTCGAACGGCTACATCACAGCGTTCGACGTGTTCCTGCCCGGCCGTACATGGCAGATCAAACGCGACGCATTCGCATCGGCATGGCAGGTATCAGGACTGCACGAGACTCCACAATGGAACGGGCCATGCGCGGTGCCGTTCATCCATGACCAGCAGCTATCGAGACCGTTCGGATGCAGCCGCATCAGCCGCCCAGTCATGGCCCTCACCGACATGGCATTCCGCAGCATGGTGCGCATGGAAACGACCGCAGAATTCTATGCCGCACCCAAGCTCTGGTTCCTCGGAGCCGACAAGGGAGCATTCAGCCCCGACACATGGAACAGCCTCATCAGCGCCATCAACGGACTGGGCCGCGACGTCAAGGGCGACCTGCCCCAAGTCGTGCAAGTCCAACAGGCCAGCATGCAGCCCCACAGCGACATGCTCAAAACCATCGCCATGCTGTGCGCGAGCGAAATGAGCGTACCGGTCGACGAAATGGGCATCACCCTCGACAACCCCTCAAGCGCCGAAGCCATGGCCGCCGCCGAACGAAAGCTCACCCGCATCGCCGACCGACAGAACAAAGCCTTCGGCATGCAGCTCAAACGACTCATGCAGATGGCCATATGCCTGCGCGACAACATCAACAGCGGCCAGCTTCCCGACCAACTCAAGCGCATCACGCCATGGTTCGCACCAACCCGCGAAATCACCGACGCAGCCCGAGCAGACACCTACGCCAAAATCGCAGGCGTCAACCCCTCATACGCCACCAGCAGCGTCGCCTACCGCCGACTCGGACTCACAGCCGACGAAATCAACATCCTCAAAGCCGAACAATCCGTAGACGACCTGCGCGCACGACTGCTCGGAGCAACGACACAGGAGGCAACCAATGGCCATCAGAGCGCCCAGCAAACGCAGCAGCCTCCCACTGAGCAACCTCAGTGACAGCCAACGCCAAGCATTCCAAACACACCTCAACACCCTGTACGACGACTACCTCGAAGAGGTCGCCAACCTCATCATCGAAGCGAAAACCATGGTCGCCAACGCCACCTACGACGAAGGCGACCCACTCGAAAACGCACAGGCCCAACTCGCCCAATACGCACGCCAAGCCAACCTCATCGCACAGGACTACTACCGCAACGTCAGATCAGCATGGGCGCTCGCCGCACACGTGAAACTACCCGACTTTCAACCGGCGCAGGTCACCTCCGACCGCGCAGCATGGCAGGTGTTCGGCGGCTTCAACGACACCGACTTCGCAGGCCTCAAATTCACTGACGTCATCAACGGGCGCGCCAAATCAGGCGTGACCATGCAAGACCTATGGGCCAAGAAAACCGCAGACTACGACGACGCACAATGGGAACAGCTCGCCAAGGACATCATCAACTCCACCACCCGGCTCACCCAACAGCTCACCGCCGAAAAAGACCCCAGCGAACCACGCTACGCCCGCGTGCCCTCGGGACCAACCTGCGCATTCTGCATCATGCTCGCATCCAGAGGCTACGTCTACTGGAGCGACGAATCGGCCGGCAAATTCAACGGATACCACCGCGACGACAACTGCCAGATCGTCAGCTCATGGGGCAAAACCAGAATCAACGGCTACGACCCCGACGCCATGAAAAAACGATACACGGCCTGCCGCGAAGGAATCGACCGACTCCTGACGAAAACCCGATACGAACAATACCGGGCGCTCGCCGAGGAGAACGGCGACGACGTCTACAGGTTCGACGAATGGGTCACGCGCCAAGTATTGGCCGAGATGCGCTGGCGCGACCCGCAATGGCTGTACGACGGCACCGAGCCTCCGATCAGCTTCCCCAGCGCCGCCATGCGCGAGGAAACCGAGAAGGCGAGGCCTCAGGAGATACGCACCGCAGAACGACTGCGAAAGCACGGCATCACACCGGCGTTCCAAGTCGACTTCAAAATGGTGCGCAACGAGGAAACCGGAATCGAGGAGCGCGTCGGATTGGCCGACTGGGCGCACGGCGTGGAAATCAAAACACCGCAATCAGCCGACAAATTCCGAACCATCGACAGCTACATAGGCAGCGCATCGAAGAAATCGGACTGCACGCGCCTCGTCATCGACAACACCGAAAACCCGAACATGAGCGACGATCAACTCGTCGGATACATCAACGACAGCAACCGCTTCCACGACGGGAAAATCTACATCCTCACCAAGGAAGAAAAGCTCCGAAGAATCAAGTAAGCGCCTCGGAACTCACTCGAAATAGCGAGAACGGGGGCGCTTACACGTCAATCATATCACGGTGGAGTGGCCCAGCGGCGACGGCAGGAGCCTGTAAAGCTCCGACACTGACACAACGCGGGTTCGAGTCCCGCCTCCACCACTCACAGCCCCAGCAAATGGGGCTTTTTAATGCCCGAAAAGGGCGGAAAGGAAGGCCCGCCATGGCCAACAACGAAAACAGCGAGCAGCAGGCGAATCAGGAAGGCGAAAAGCCCGAGGAGAACACGGCCGATTACTGGAAGGCGAAATACGAGGACATGCGCGGACACATGCGCGACTGGCAATCCAAGGCCGAGTCGAACAAGTCCGTCGCCCAGGAATACGCACAGTACAAGGAAACCACGCAAACCGAGATAGACAAGGCCAACAAGCGCGCCGAAAAGGCCGAGGCCAAACTAGCCGACTACGAGGCCGACCAGCAGAAGGCCGGATGGCGCTCGACCGCAGCGGAAAAGTACGGCGTACCCGCCGAACTGCTCCACGGCGACACCGAGGAAACCATCAACGCCTCAGCCGAAGCAATCAAGGCATGGGGCGACACCCTCAAGCCGAAGAGCTACGCGCCGCACATCACCGACCCGGCCGGCCATCCAGAAGACCCCAAGCCCAGCGAAAACGCCGGACTGCTCAAACAACTATTCAACAACTAGTAAGGAGCCACCATGGCACTGCAAACCACCAACGTCACGCTGTCCACCAGCGTCGCACTCGCCATCGTCGAGAAGGCCAAGGACACCAGCACCATCGCCGCACTGTCCCCGGCCGACACCATCAACGGATTCCTCGACGACAAATACAACGTGTTCACCGGAGCCGCCGAAGCCGAGGTGGTGGCCGAAGGCGCGAAGAAATCCGGCTACGATCAGACCGTCACCCACGTCGAAGGCAAGCGCTTCACCGTGCAGGTCACCACCCGCGTGTCCAAGCAGCTCCAGTGGGCCGACGAAGCCGACCAGCTCAAGATTCTCGACGCGATTCAGGCCGATCAGGCCAACGCCATCGGCCGCGCCCTCGACATCGTCGTCTACCACGCCCTCAACCCCAAGACCGGCACCGCACTCGACGGCTACAACGCCCTTGACTCGACAGCCGCGCAGGTCCCCGCCGGCAAGGACGAGATCGCCAACATCGACGCATTGGCCGCCGCCGTGCAGGACTGGGACATCAACGGCATCGCCCTGTCCCGCACATGGGCCGCCAAACTGCGCACCCTGCGCACCAGCACCACCGGAAGCCGCCTCTACCCGGAAATCCCCTTGAGCCTGCAGGCCGGCAGCCTCGACGGCATCCCGGCTGTGGTGTCCAACACTGTCAAGGGCACCAAGACCAAGGCCGTCGCTCCCGAGGTCATGGCTTTCCTCGGCGACTTCTCCACCATCAAGTGGCGTCTGGCCCGCCCGATCACCGCCGAGGTCATCCCCTACGGCGACCCGGACAACACCGGCGTCGATTTGGCCGGCAGCAACCAGATCGCCTACCGCACCGAGGCCGTTTTCAGCTACGCGGTGCTCAACCCGAAGGCCATCGCGGTACTCAAGGCCGCCGGAAGGTGAGGTGATCTGACATGGCAATCGCACCAACCCGCATCCTGAAGGTGGTCGACGCCGACGAGGCAGTCACCCTGACCCCAGCGGAGCCTGTGCGCCTCGTCAACAAGGACGGCAGCACGTTCGGCGGCGGCAGCGTCGCGTGGGGCGGCATCACCGGCAAACCTGAGACGTTCCCCGTGCGCAAGGCAGCGGCCACAAATGCAATCACGGCGTCCGAGGCCGCCGCGCCGACCGCGCTCACCTCGGCCGCGGCCGTCGGAGCCGCGCCAACCAAGGCGGAATTCGACAAGGTCGTGGCCGATCTCACGGCGATGCGCACAATCATCGCGCAGCTCGTCACCTTGGCCAACGCCAGCCGCACATCGACAAACTCGCTCATCCAGAACATGCGCGCCGCCGGCCTCGCCGAAAGCGCCGAATCCTGACGGGAGGTGCGGCATGACGGCAACCGGATACCCCGGCGCGCCACGCTCCCTCGCCGCCCCGACCAACGCCCCGCAAACCGGCGAGACCATCGAGCCGCCGCCGGACACCGGGGCGTTCGCGTCGGCGGAGGACTTGGAAGCGCGATGGCACGCCCTCACCACCGAGGAGAAAGCCAAGGCCTCGGCGCTGCTCGACGACGCCGCCGACCTGATCCGCACCACATGCCCCGCATGGCGGAAAGCGACATCGGTGACGCTCAAGCGCGTCTCCTGCGCCGCCGTCAAACGCGCCATGCTCGCAGGAGATGACACCGCAGGCGTCACACAGCACACGGAAACCGCCGGAAGCTACAGCGAGTCATACGCCTACAGCAACCCGGCCGGCGACCTGTACCTCACCGCCTCCGAAAAGGAGGCGCTGGGAGGAACCGGGGCCGCATGGTCATACGACCTCGCCGACGGGAGCGTGAGTTGAAAGGCGAAACCGTCACCATCATCCTGCGCGAGCAAACCGGCACCAACGCCGGCGGCGACCCCGTCTGGGAAACCCATGAGGAAAGGGTCGACGACGTGCTCATACAGGACGGCACGCAGGCCGACAGCACCGCGAGCAACCGTCCCGACGGCATCAGTGTCGACAAAACGATGCACATGCCCCGCGCATGGCCATACCGGAGCCTCAGGGGAGCGAAAGCGCGCATCGACGGCGTCGAATACGCGGTGCTCGGCGACCCGAGGCCATACGACGGAGGCCTCACGCCTACCCGATGGAACCTCACAGTCCAACTCCACGACGAAAGGGGATAAATGGCGAAAGTCAAGCTCAACCTCAACGGATTCAGGCAAATCCGCCAGCATCCGGCAGTCATGGACGAGATCACACGGCATGCCGAAGCCGTCACCGACAGGGCCAGCCGGATGAGCACCGTCGACGGAGCGGAATACGAAGCCGTGCCGGCAACCCGAACCGAACGAGGCAGCATCGCGCTGGCCTCCACAGGCAAAGGCACCGACGCGCACGTCAAGGCGATGGTCGACAACGCCAAAAACAACACCCTGTTGAAGGCCGTCGGCTGATGAACATCGAAACCACCGTCGTCCAATGGCTCAACACGGGCCTCGAACCGCATGGCATCCACGCCTCCATGAGCGTGCCGCCCGACAGGCCGGCAAGATTCGTCACCGTCGAACGAACCGGAGGCGGCGACGAACCACACAGATCCCTGCCGACGCTCGCCATCCAAATCTGGGCCGAAGACCGGCTCTCCGCATCGGAAACCGCGCTGAACATCGTCCAGCCATGCCTCGAGTCCATGACCGAACTCGACCCAATCGCGAACATCGACATCCTCAGCATCGTCCACCTTCCCGACCCCGGCCCGCCCGAGGCCGAACGCTACCAAATCACCATCCAGATCACCGCCGCCCGCCAATAGGACGGCAAGACGACAAGGAGCCAACATGGCAACCACAAACAACAAGCAAAACGTCAGCCTCGGCAAACCAATGGCCGCCGGCTGCGTCTACTGGGCACCAGCCGGCAGCGCACTGCCGACCGACGCCACCACCGCGCTCGCGGTGGCCTACAAAGGCCCCGGCTACATCAGCGAGGACGGCATCACGCAGTCCACCGACACCGACACCACCGACGTCAACGACATGGGCGGCGACAAGGTCATCAACAAGATCAGCAGCTACGCGGAAACATGGCAGTTCGCCATGCTCGAACTCAACGAGCAGTCGATGAGCCTCAGGGTCGGAGCCGACAACGTCACCGTCACCGGCGACAAGATGACCGTCAAGCACAAGATGCCCACCGGCGAAAGCATCGTGCTCGTGTTCGAAATCCTCCTGACCGGCAACAAGGTCAAGCGCATCGTCGTGCCCGACGCCACCATCAACGAATACGGAGACACCCAGTACAGCGCCGGCGACGCGATCATGTACGACGTCACCTACGCCGCCAACCCGAGCGACCTCATCGGCGGCGCAACCAGCGTCGAATACATCGCCCCCATCGCCGGCCACGCACTATCAGAAGTCAAGTAACCAACCAGCCGCCGGCCCGACAAGGCCGGCGGCATCCACCTGAACCAGAGAAGGAGCCACCATGACCGCGAAAACACCGCAAGACCACAAGCAGCCCAAGGACAAGCCACAGACCCTGACAGTCAAAGGCGTCGAAGTCACCATCGACCCCGCGATCTTCGACGACCTCGACATGGTCGAATACCTCTACGACCTGCAGAACATGGACGACGACGCCAACAACAGCTTCGCCATCATCCCATTCCTCCACAAACTCCTCGGAGACTCCTACAAGCAGGTCAAGGACGCCCTCAAGGACCCGGAAACCGGACGAATCGGCATGCAGGCCGTCGGAGACTTCGTCACCGAACTCATGCAGAAGGTCAACCCAAACTCATGACGCTCGTGGGGGCGCTGCGCACGGCACCGGACAAACTCAGGGCCGACCTGCAACGCTTCTACGGGCTGAACCTCGACGACCTCGGACCCATACGACCCCGACGAATGGCCGACCTGGCGGCCAACCTACCGGCCGACGCGGCCATATGGACCGCTTTCGACCGCAGGGCCGCATGGACACCGACCCAATACCTCCTCGCCGAGATCGCCGACAACACCAACTTCCTCGCCTTCACCAAAACCAAGGAAGGCCACCGCAAGGGCGCTCGATGGAAAGGCCGCATCCAACGCCCCGGACAACCCACGGCCAAGAAACAGGAGACCGCGCTGCCGGCCGACCAGATGCTCGCCATGCTGTCCAAGCCGCGCGGATGAACGCAAGGAGCCAACGCCATGGTAATCGAACTCGCGACCGCATACGTCCAGATTGTCCCCTCGATGCAGGGCGTCGGCAAGGCCATACAGAAGGCGTTCGGCGACTCGGCAACCAGCGCCGGCAGCATCGCCGGCAAGCAGGCAGGCGGCGCGTTCTCCGGCGGATTCGCCGGCAAGCTCGGCGTCATCAGCGGAGTCGCGCAATCGGTCGCCTCCGCCGCGATCAACAGCTTCGCCGGCCTGTCCAGCCAAATCATCGAAGCCTCCGACAGCGCGCAGAAATTCGCCAGCACGCTCGGCTTCGCCGGAGTCTCCGACGCCGAAATCAAGAAACTCACCAAATCGACGCAGGAGTACGCCGACAAGACCGTGTTCGGCCTCTCCGACATCCGCAACACCACCGCCCAGCTCGCTGCCAACGGCGTACCCAACTATGACAAATTGGCCGAGGCGGCGGGCAACCTCACCGCCGTGGCAGGCGGCGGCGCTGACGCATTCAAAAGCGTGGCCATGGTGCTCACCCAAACCGCAGGAGCCGGCAAGCTTACCACGGAAAACTGGAACCAGCTCTCCGACGCCATCCCCGGCGCTTCCGGCAAACTTCAGCAGGCCATGCTCCAAAACGGCGCATACACCGGCAACTTCCGCGACGCGATGGCCAACGGCGAGATCACCGCCGACGAATTCAATCAGGCGCTCATGCAGCTCGGCATGTCCGACACCGCCATACAGGCCGCCACCAGCGCCAGCACCATGGAGGGCGCGATGGGCAACCTCGAAGCAAGCGCCGTCAAACTCGGCAGCACCATGCTCGACAGCGTCAAACCAGCGCTCACCGGATTCATCGGCTGGGCGTCCGACGGCATCAGCGCCGCCACACCGGTCATCCAAGCCGGAATCCAAGGCGTCATCGGATGGATGCAGGACCTGTGGAAGGCGCTCAACGACAACGGCGCGGTCACCGCGTTCAAGTCCGCTTGGGACATGGTCAGGAACGCCATCATGGGCGTCGTCAACATGGTCATCGACTGGGTCAAACTCGCCCCTCCCGACACCCTCGCCAACGCCATCAAATTCGTGGCCGACGCGCTCAACTGGTTCGTGCAGCATGGCAACACGCTCATCCCCATCATCATCGGCATCGGCACCGCGTTCGCGGCCGTCAAAGGCTATCAGGCGTTGACCAGCGGACTGACCGCGCTGACCAACACCATGAACACCGTCACGACCGCCGCTCAGGGGGTCAGCAAGGGCGTCATGCTCATGATGGACATGGGAGGCCCCATCGCCGCCATCCAGCAGCTCACGGGCAAAATGAAACTCGCGCAGGCCGCGCAGGCCGCATGGAGCGCCGCCACCAAAATGGCCACGGCCGTGCAGATGGCGTTCAACGCCGTCATGGCCATCAACCCGTTCGTCATCATCATCGCCGCAATTGCCGCAGTCGTCGCGGCCCTCGTCTGGTTCTTCACCCAAACCGAAGTCGGACGTCAGGCATGGAGCGCGTTCACCGAATGGCTCTCGCAGGCATGGACAGCGCTCGTCGAGGGAGCCAAAACCCTCTGGCAGGGACTCAGCGACTTCTTCGCCGGACTGTGGGAGACAATCGGCATCACAGCGCAAACCGTATGGAACGCGATAGCCGTGTTCTTCACGACCATCTGGACAAGCGTGACGAGCTTCTTCACGATGATCTGGACGAATGTCAGCACATTCTTCGTCAACCTGTGGAACACCGTCAGCAGCGTTGTCACGCCGATAGTGCAGGCGATAGGCGAATTCATCAAGAACGTGTTCATCGTGCTCGCCGCCGTACTGGTGACCGTGTGGAACGGCATCAGCAACGTCGTCACCACCGTGTGGAACGCGATCAGATCGTTCCTCGAACCAATCGTGCAGGGCATCGCCGACTTCATCGCCAACACCGTCAACGCGATCAAAAACGTGTGGACGACCGTGTGGAACGCGATAGCCGTGTTCTTCACCGACCTGTGGAACGGAATCGTCTCGTTCCTCACGCCGATCATCGACGGCATCCGCAACGCCATCGCCAACACGGTGAACGCCATCCGCAATGTCTGGCAATCAGTATGGAATTCGATCAGTTCGTTCTTCGCAACCGTGTGGAACGCGATGGTCGCCTTCTACACGCCGATCATCGACGGCATCCGCAACACCATCAGCAGCGTCATCAACGCGATACGCAGCACATGGAACTCGGTATGGAGCGGCATCAGCAGCTTCTTCTCGGGCATTTGGAATGGCATGCGAAACGCCGTGTCCAACGCCGTCAACGCGATAGGAGACACCGTCGGCCGCATCTGGGGCATCGTCACCGGCGCTCTGTCCGGGGCCGGAAGCTGGCTGTACGACACAGGCCGCCAGATCATCCAAGGCCTCATCAACGGCATCGGCGGCGCGTTCCAATGGGTCAAGAACACGATCAGCGACCTCGGCAGCAGCGTCGTGAGCTGGGCCAAGGGAGTACTCGGCATCGGCTCGCCATCCCGAGTGTTCAAAAACGAAGTCGGCAAATGGATACCCGCCGGCATGGCGCAGGGCATCGCCAAAAACACCGGAGTCGTCCAAAAAGGCATCGACAAACTCACCGGCATGGTGCCATCCATCCACGTCGCCACCGAATTCGACGACCCAGACGCCCTGCGATACGCATCAACCGGCATATCCGGCAACCTCGAGCACGTCGCCTCGCCGGCGGACCGTCAGATCACCAAAACGGACATCCTCGACGCCATCTCGCAGGCATTGAACGAAGGCGTCGCCCTCCACCTGTCCGACAAGGGAGGAGAGGTCATGGCCGGAAAACTCGCCAAACCGCTCAGCTACGAACTCGAAGCCGCAGCACGAAGAGGAAGGTGACGCATGGCACTCAACCTGCAACGCATGAAACTACCGGCCATCGAAGGCCTCCTCATCGACGGCGACCGGCCCGAACGGCATATGCTCGCCCTCACGCAGGACGGCATCGCCATCGGCGAAGCCACGCCAACCACAAGCACCGAAACCATCCCCGGCCGCACCGGACTCCTCGACGTCACCCTCGAAGACGAGTCCGGCGCGGCATACGCCGGCATGCGCGAAATCACCCTCAGCCTCTACGCGGCCGGCGGCGAAGACGACATCATCGCGGCCAAACAATGGCTCGGCAACCTCAACGGCAAAAACACCACCATCCAATGGCGCACACTGCCCGGCGAATACCGTGGACGCCTCGTCATCGGCGCATGGAATGACACATGGATTGGCGACCGGCTCTCGCACTCCACAGTCGAGGCGACCATGACCGCCATGCCGTACCTCTACGGACACCCGGTAGGGAAAACGCTCACCGAAGGCCAGTTGACCATCAACGTCAAAGGCAACCGACCATGCTGGCCGGCGTGGAGCCTCACGCCGAAAACCGGCGCGAAAACCGTCACCATATCCGACTCTCACGGGCACTCGCTCACCGTCAACGCCGCGCAAACGCTGTCGGGCCAGATCGCCATAATCAGCAGCCCGTCAGGCCGCGAGGTCAGAATCAACGGCAACCTTCGCACGCCGACGCTCGAAAGCGACTACTTCCCGCTCCTGCCCGGAGCCAACACAATCCGGCTCGCCGGCTGCACCGGCCATGTGACATATGAGCCGCTGACCATGGTCTAGGAGGCCATCATGCGATTCGCGATCTTCGACCGCTGGGGCAATCCGCTCGGAGACATCCCCGACGTCATCTCCGCCAACAGGGTCAGGGCCACCGACGCCACCGACACGCTCGACGTCACCTGCCTCGGCGAGATCAACAAGGACGAGCGCATCGTCTTCAAGGACTCCATGGGCCGCTGGTGCGAGTACGTGTGCCAAGGCTCCGAAACCAAGCGCGCCTCGGGCATCCCGGTCACCGTCGCATACTGCGCAGGAAGCATCGCGGAACTCTCCCGCAGCTACATCGAGGACAAACGCAACCGCGACGCCGACGCCAAGTCATGCCTCGTCAAAGCGCTGGACGGCACACGCTGGGAGGCTGGCACCGTGGACCTCGGCGCCACGCTCCAATCGGCCGACCTGAGCTTCTATCACTGCACCGTACTCGAGGCAATCCAAAGCATCGCCGACACCTACGGCCTCGAAATCGAAACCGAATACCAGCCGACCGACGACGGCAACGCCATCGGCCGACGCATCATCCACATGCTCGACCGCAGGGGCCAAACCAACCCGTCGCGCCGCTTCGAATACGGCAAGGACCTCACCGAAATCAGCCGAGACGTGGACTCCGCCGACGTCATCACCCGCCTCTACGGATGGGGCAAAGGCGTCGAAACCACCGACGAATCAGGCAACGCCACCGGCGGCTACGGCCGCAAAATCGACCTCTCCACCGTCAACAACGGCAAAAAATACGTCGAGGACACCACGGCCACACAAAACTGGGGCATCCCCGGCCCCGACGGCACCCGCCAGCCCAGCGTCGGCGACGTGGACTTCACCGACTGCGACGACCCAAATGAACTCCTCGCACTCACCAAAGCCAAGCTCAAGACGCTCAGCACGCCAGTGGTCAGCTACGAAGCCACCGTCGCCGCACTGCAGAAAGCGGGCATGGGAACGGAAGGCGTCGACGTAGGCGACGAAGTCCAGATCGTCGACACCGCCTTCATATCACCTTTGCGGCTTGAAGGCCGCGTGCTCAAAATCGACGAAGACCTCGTCGGCAGCCTCGCCGACACCAAAATCACCCTCGGCAACATCCGCCAGACCTACACCCAACGCCTCAGCGCCCAACAACAGCAGCTCGACAAGCTCGTATCGTCATCCGGCGCATGGAACGCCGCCGCCGCCGGCACCGGCCCCTACATGCGCGACCTCATCGACCGCATCAACGAGATCATGAACGAAACCGGCGGCTACGCCTACATGAAACCCGGCATCGGCATCATGGTCTACGACAAACCGGAAGACCAGAACCCCACGCAGGCAATCCAGATCGGAGGCGGATTCTGGCGCATCGCCGACAAAAAGAAACCAAACGGCGAATGGGACTTCCGCAGCCTCGCCAACGGGCACGGCATCTTCGCCGACACGCTCTTCACCGGAATGCTCCACGACGCCGCAGGCCTGAACTACTGGAACCTCGACACCGGGGAATTCTCGCTCTCCGCTCGAAGCACCATCGGCGGCAGCACGCTCGGAGACCATCTGTCCGACACGCTCGGCTCGGCGAACAACTACACCGACGCGGCCAAGCAGGCGGCCATCACCGAGGCGAAGCGCCAAGCCGACGCAGCCGATCTCGCCAAGCTCGACGAGGCCAAGAAATACGCCGCACAGCAGGCCACGGCGGCAGGCACGGACGCGAAGACGCAGGCTCAGGCCTACGTCGACACATTGGACGAAAGTCTGGGGCAGGCATCGATATTCAACCGCTTGACCAACAACGGCAAGACGCAGGGCATCTATCTGTCCGGCGGACTGGTGTACATCAACGGCACGTACATCAAGGCCGGCGTGATCGACGCGGCCCTCGTCAAGGCCGGCATCCTGACCGACAAGATGGGCTTGAACTACTGGGACATGACCACGGGCGAATTCCGTCTCGCGGCCACCAGCACCGTCGGCGGCCAGACCGTGGACACCATCGCCCAAACCAAAGCCGACGCCGCACTGTCCAGCGCGAAGGCCGACGCGACCAGCAAGGCCAACGACGCACTCTCCAACGCCAAAAGCTACGCCGACACCAACGATCTCGCCAACCTGAGGACCGCCAAAAGCTACGCCGATTCAGGCGACGACTACACCCTCGCCACAGCGAGGACCTTCGCGACCAATGAAGCCAAGTCATACGTCGACACGCTCGACAGAGAACTCACCCAGCTCGAAATCTTCAACCGGCTCACCAGCAACGGCAAGACGCAGGGCATCTACCTCTCCAACGGGCTCCTGTACATCAACGCCACGTACATGCGTGCCGGCATCATCACCGGGGGGTCAAGCTACTGGAACCTCGACACCGGAAACTTCGTCACCTACAGCATGAAGGCGTACAACATGACCGCCCGCAACATCACAGCAGACGGCCAATTTAGCTGCGGCGGCACATACGGCATCAAACTCACCGACACAGGACGCATGGCCGGATACTACAACAATTCGCAAGCGGGATACATCGACTACAGCTCAAGCGTGTACAACGTCGACAACCCAAGCGAAATCTGGCACGGAATGCAATTGCAGGGCGGAATCGTCCGCATCAGCACGCCAAGAATCTCCACCGCCAACACCAGCGACACATCCGTGACGACCACCTCGGGATACACGGGAACCATCCACCAACCCATAGTCAAAGAAATCCACAAAACAGACAACAACGGCGGCATCGGCTGGACCTACGGAACACTCCAACTTAGATACATCAACGGTCTGCTCACCGGCTACACCACCGTCGAATAGAAAGGCACACACATGGACAACCCAATCGTCATCTACTGGCTGCACGACGCACTCAGCAACAACGAAACCATGCTCACCGACTACAACACAACCAACCTCAAAACAAAAACCGCCGACAACCAAGCAATCCTCATCATCGGAGAACACGCCGACGGAACACGAGAAATCATCAACCCCGCCGACGTCGCCAACCCATCCACAGCAAACACCCAAACCAACACCACCACCAAGGAGAACTCATGAACGACACCCAGCCGGCACAAACCGACCTCGACCGCCAAGTCATCGCCAACCTCCGCGACATGCTCGCCGAATCGGAAATCAAAGTGGCAACACTCGCAGCCCTCGCCGACATCCGCGCACAACGCATCAAGGAACTCGAAACCCAACTCGAACAGCAAACCACGGAGGACACCGATGGCGACGATCGATGACTTCCGTGGCGTCGACCTCGACCTCGACGCCGTCAACACGTGGGTGCCCGACGTCAGGCTCAACGCCGGCGACGTCAACGGGCGGCTCATCCGCGTCGCATTGAGCGACCACGGCGCACCCGTCGCGGCCGACGGGCTGACCGCACGCCTGCTCTACAACACGGACGGCAAGCTCGGCGACCGCATCGACATGACCCCCGTGTCCGACGCGGCGACGGCCACGTTCCAAGCCCCCATACCCCGCGCGGCCCTCAAATCCAGCCATGTCACGCTGGGCGTCGAGATCGACAAGGGCACCACGCGCGTATGCAGCAGGAACTTCACCGGCGTCGTGGAACCCGCCGTGTTCGCTCCGGACGCGGGCAGCGGCGATGCGCTCGGCCAGATTGAACAACTCATAGCCGACAGCCGGAAAGCCACCACGGCCGCGAACGACGCGGCCAATGCCGCCACGGCCACGGCCGACAAGGCCGCCGCCACCGCCACGCAGGCCGCGAACGACGCGAGGGACGCCGCGAACGCCATCCGCACCAGCAAGGTCGAATACGACCAACTCTCCGACGACGCGAAAGCCAAGATCGCGGCCAGCGCCGGCGCGGGCGTCGTGTTCGCCACGCAAGAGGAGATAGACGAACAGTATGACGACGTGATCGCCCCCGTCCTGACGGGCGCGAGCATCCCGCCCCTCACCCAAGACGACATCGACTGGGCCCTCGGGCTCATCAACCGATAAGGAGAAACCATGGCCAACACACAGAAGGTGATGACCCTCGCGGACACCGCACGCCTCATCGCCAAGGTCCACAAGGACGCCACCGGAGGCGCGGCGTTCGAGTACGACACCTCGGCGGGCGAATACGGCAACCTCGCCGCCTACTTCGACGCCCACCGCGACGGCAAGGTGTACGGCGTGCGCTTCCCGAAATGGACGTACAGCAACACGACCTCGGGCACCAAGACCCGCGACAACGCCAACCTCGCCATCGAGGTCAGCACGAACGACAAGGCCGGCCGAGATGACTACAGCGGCCTGAACGCATTCCGCGTGTGGGACGTCAACGCCACCATCGGCGACGACGGCAAACCCCACGTCACCGCCATCGACGGCGTGGACCCGCGTTTCAAACGCGACGGCACCAACGGCGACGTGTGGGTCATGACCTGCCCCTGCTACTACAAGGTCGAACAGACGGACACCCATCTGGAGCTCCTGTATTCCGACACCCAATGGGACGGATACCTGCCCATGCCCGGCAGCCTCCTGCCCGACGGCACCCGCCGCCCCTGCCTCCTGTTCGCCAAGTACGCCGCCGACCTCACCGCGGACAACAAGCCCCTGAGCGTGTCCGGACGCGAAATCGACCGCGAATTCGGCTCCCAGAACCGCGCCATCGACTACGCCCTGCTCAAAGGCAAGGGATACGCCGGCCGATGCCAAGCCGACGACTTCTACGTCCAGCTCATGCTCCTCGTCAAATGGGCCACCAAGAACTCCGACGTGCTCGGCGGCTGCTGGCAGTACGCCTCGCAAACCCCGGTCACCAAGGCCGAAAGCAACGCCAGGCGCGTCATCATCGCCGCCAGCGCCGCCAACAGCTTCGACATCGGCTCGACCGTCAACATCGGCACCGACGCGGAACGTAACAACGAAGGCAACTACAGCGCCGCACGCGCCCGCACCATCCTCTCCAAGACCACGGTGGACAACGCCAACACCGCCCTCAACCTCGACGGCGACGCATTCACCACCACCACCGAATGCAAGGTCAGCACCATGCCATGGAAGACCGGCGCGACCGACCGCATCCTCGGCGTTGACGGCCGCCCCAGCGCGACGTCCGCCGCCAACCACCAGCCCATCCGATTGCAGGGCATCGAACTGTTCAACGGCATCTACGAAAGCGACGCCGACCTCATCGTCAACTCCCGCAAGGACGGCAACACCGGCCACCACGACATCTACCGCGTCTGGGACATCGCCAAAGCCTCCAAGAACTCCACCGCGAACTACACCAAGATCGGCGAATTCCCCGCCTACACCGGCACCGAGGACGGCTGGAAATACAGCGAGGACTTCCAAGTCACCGCCGGCATGTTCGTCAACACCGGCAAGACCGCCACCAGCACCACCGGCCTGTGCGACGCCGTCGGCGGCAACCCCCTCACCAGCCAAGGACTCAGGCAGGTGCGGCGCTTCGGCAACCTCAGGGATGGGGCGCTGTGCGGCGCTTTCGCCGCGCGCCTCTGGGACGACCTCGCGAGCCGCTGGTGGGACATCGGGGGCCGCCTTTCTGCGCTCGGCCGCACGAAGGCGTAGCCGCAGTGCGGTGGGGGTGAAGCGAAGCGAGGGGGCCTAGGCCCCCTCAAACCTCCCACCCGCCGCACCATCGGGATTTGCGGCGGCACGCCTCCGGGCCTCCGGCGCGTGGTGCAGCGCTTCGGCAACCTCAGGGATGGGGCGCTGTGCGGCGCTTTCGCCGCGCACCTCTGGAACGACCTCGCGAACCGCAGGTGGAACATCGGGGGCCGCACATCTGGAACATTCCCGTCATCACATCATCACGCCGCAACTACCCTCCGCGATTCCGGCGAGAGGGCAAGCCACGGGCCTTCCCGAAAATCAAACCGAGTACGCCGCCGGTACCCGAACCCCTCCCGCACCGAGGACAGCGGCCATAGTCCAGATAGGAACCCGCTTGAAGACCCATTGCAAACACACCCGATGCGCGGGCGTGCCCTTCGTGCGCGCCGCCATCGACCACTACCTCAAAGGCAAACGCCACCGACGCGACGTCCAGCGCTTCCTCGACAAGCACCAAGACCTCGACCTGCTCGCCCGGCAGGTGGCCGACGAGATACGCACCGGCCGCTACCGGGACACCGAGATCAAGTACTTTGACCGCATCGAACCCATCAACGGCAAACACCGCGTCATCGGCCGCGAAAGCGTCCGCCACCAGATCTACGACCACGTCGCCGTCACAGCCCTGCAACCCCTGTTCGACGCGAAGGTCGGCCGATGGCAGACCGCCAGCATCCCCGGCAGGGGCACCATCGACGCGCGCCGCGCCATCAAACGATGGACGCGGGCGACAAGACCCTGCTGCGCCTCGTCTTCCACCTCATCGACCGCTACCAAGGCGACAACGGCCTGAACATCGGCAGCTACCTGAGCCAATGGCTCGCCAACTACTACCTCTCGCCCGCCTACCACTTCGCATGCCAGCGGCTCACCGCCGAACGCACAAGCCGTCGCACCGGCGAGATCGCCACGCGCCGCTTGGCCACGCACGTCCTGTTCTACATGGACGACATGCTCTTGACAGGCAAAGGCAAACGCGACCTGAAGACGGCCGCACGACGGCTCGCCAAGTTCCTGCACGACCGGCTCGGCCTCGACGTGCACCCCGAATGGAACTGCAAACGCCTCGACCGCGAACCCATCGACATGGTCGGCTACACGTTCCGCCCCGGCGGCCGCGTCAACATCCGCGCGGGCGTGTTCCTGAGGGCTCGCAGGGCGTTCCGCCGCGCCCGACGCCGTCCCATGACCCAACGCTTGGCGCGACGCTGCTGCTCCTACTACGGATACTTCCGAAACTCCGATTCCGTCACCTACCGGCGACGCGAACGCATCGATTTGACCATGCGCAGGGCCAGCGGATTCCTCCGGGCCCTCGCGCGACAACCACAACCATGGAAGGAGGGCGCATGATCGAACAAGTGTCAAGCGCCGAACCATTGGACAAGGTGAGCTACTTCCGACGCGGCGACGGCCTCGCCGACATCCGCGTCAGGAAGAACATCACCCAAGTCGAGCACCCCGCCGACGGCGAACAGGACGCATGGACGGAATGGACGGCCGACGAGGCGTATTCCGTGCGCGACCTGACCGAACAGGAAGCCGTCGAACAGGCCGACCAAATCTGGGACGACGTCGAACAGGCGTCCAAGCCCACCGAGGAACGATTGGGCGAGCTCGCCAAGTCCAGCCTCGACAACGCCGAGGCCGTCGCGGAACTCTACACGCTGCTGCAAGGGGGTGACGCGAAATGAGCAAGGTCATGGCGCGTATCTTCGCCCGCCTCGTGCTCGCGGGCCGCAAGACCATCGATGACGTGCCGGAGGCGTTGCGCGAACAGGTGCAGGCGCTCGTGCAGGGCGGGGAGGGATTGTGACCGACCCGAACCTCGCGGCCATCGTCGTCGCGGCGATAGGCAGCCTCGGCGGCGGGGGAGGCGTGATGATGTGGCTCCTGCACAGGTGGGAGACGCGGCACGCCTCCGTGAGCCAACAGCAGCTCGAAACCGCGCTCGGCCCATTGCGTGACGGCGTCAAGGTGCTGCTCCGCTGCAACCTCGAAAAAGCCGAGACCGACATGGTCATGGCCGGTGGCGTGTGCAGCATCGCCAAGAAGCAGCAGGCCGAGGCCGTGTACGACGCCTACCACCGTTTGGGCGGCAACGGCGTCGGCACGCAGATGATCGACGACATCCGCGCCGCCCACATCGCCAAGTCCATGACGGACTAGGCCTCATCGATTCCAAGCCACGGGACAGTCCCGTGGCTTTTTCCATGCCCATCGACTGAAAGGAGAGCAATGGGTATCAACAACAGGGGCAAGCCGACGCTTGCCAAGGCCACGGCGGCCGTCGCGGCCGTCCTCATGGGGGCGCTGCCTGCGACGGCGATGGCCGACATGCAGGGCATCGACGTGAGCTCGTGGCAGCCCAGCGACGTCACCAGCCGCGTCGCGGCCGACTTCGCCATCGTCAAGACGACGCAAGGCACCGGCTACGTGAACCCGAAGGCCAACGCCCAGTTGTCCAACGCCACGGCGTCGGGCAAGGAGATCGGCGTATACCATTACGCCGGCGGCGGCAATTGCGTCGCCGAGGCCGACTACTTCCTCGCCCACAGCGCCGGGTACGTGCGCAAGGCCATGCTCGTGCTCGACTGGGAGTCGGACCAGAACGCCGCATGGGGCAACAGTTCGTGGCCGACCTGCTGGGTCAACCGCGTCAAGCAACGCACCGGCGTCACCCCGATGGTCTACGTGCAGGCGTCCGCCGTGTGGCAGGTCGCCGGCGCACGCGCGGCCGACGCGGGCCTGTGGGTCGCCCAGTACGCGACCACCAGCCCCACGGGCTACCAGTCGCAGCCATGGAACCTCGGCCGGTACGGCGAGGCCATGCGCCAGTACACCTCGAGCGGCGTCATCCCCGGATATTCCGGTTATCTCGACCTGAACATCTTCCGTGGCGACCTGGCGGCGTGGCGCAAGTACGCCAACCCCAACGCCGCCGCACAGCCCGCGCCCAGCCCGAAGCCCAGCGCCATCGACTGGAACGAGCTCGCCCGCCGCACCCTGCGCGGCGAATTCGGCAACCTGCCCCAGCGGCGCACGAACCTCGACACCGCCTACGGGACGGGCGCATACGACCGCGTGCAGGCCATCGTCAACCAGCTCATGGGAGGCGGCGCGAACACCACTCCCGCGCCGGTGCCCGGCCGCGCGATCTCCCACCGCGTCAACACGGGCGAGACCATAAGCGGCATTGCCGCCCGATACGGCGCCTACCCGCTGACCGCATGGCGCGTGCCCAGCGGCGACATCAACCTGATCTGGCCGGGTCAGGTCGTGCGCTACAACGGCGGCGGCAGCGTAAGCACCGCGAGCAACGCGCCTCCCTCGCGGACGGTGACCGTTCGCTCCGGCGATACGCTGTCCGCCATCGCATCGCGGCTCGGCGTCCAGTGGACCCAGCTCCACGGATACCGCAGCGGCAACCCCAACCTCATCTGGCCCGGAGAAACCCTCTGGTACTAACGAAAGGAACACCATGACCGACGAAACCAAGACCGACGGAACCCAAGCGCCGACCTACCTGCTGCCCGACACCGTGTACGCGGTGCTCAAGTGGGTGGGCCTCATCGCCCTGCCCGCGCTCGCGGTGTTCGCGCAGACCGTGGGTCAGGCGGCCGGCTGGCCGGGCACCGACCTGACGGTGACCGTGCTCAACGCGCTCGGCCTGTTGGTCGGCGCGCTCATCGGCGCGTCCACGGCCAAGACCAAGCTCACGGCTTGACATACGGATGTTCCGCCGGCTGACGCTCGTCGGAACATCCCAACCCCGAACGAACGGCCCCCGCCCAAGTGCGAGCCATGCCATGCGCATGGTCTTCGAGCTCGGGCGGGGGCCTTTTCGTCGTTTCAGACCGTCAGAAGCCGTTGTTCCTTCCTGCGCTCGGCGATCTTCCCGGTCTGGGGAATCCCCTACGGCGACGCCGTGGCGACCACGCTCACCGCCATCGCGGCGCTGATCGGCGTGACCATCGGCGTCAGCGAAATCAAGGCCCGCATCAAGTAAACCGTTCCGCGCCACATGCCCCAGCCCAGCCATCACGGCCGGACTGGGGCGTTTTTTGTTATGATGAGATGGCCGCCAGCGGCCTGAGCCGGCGGAAGGGAACCAACGGCAGCTCCATCGCATCCCGGGGGCGACGGACGCCGCACAGGCCCTACCGGAAAGAAGCCGCGAACCATGCCCGATACCGTTGAGGACATGGGACGGCCATCGCGACCCTGATCATGGCGCCGCCGAACTCAAAACCAAGCAAACGATCGCTTCGCCGTTTATAATTACCGTCATGGGCATATTCTCAAAACTGTTCGCATCGAAGCGAACAACAAAACACGAACCACAGCCGGACTCCACGCCATCCATCGAGCACTTCGACAGAAGCATGCTCAAGGACGCGGCATTGCAGCGCGTCCAAGCGTCGGACGTCCCCGTGCCGGCGGAACGCGAATACACCGTGTTCGTATACGACGGCACACCGCTGAAAGCGGTCCCAAGAGGCACCATGTTCACCGCCGAGATCGTCTACAGACGAGTCAAACTCACCAGCACGCTCACCGGCACGGAATGGGACAGCGAAAAGGAAGGCGGTCTCGCGCTCGCATACGCCGGCACTCCGTTCGGATTCATCGGCGACCGACGGCTGTGCGACTGGATACGTCACAAGGGCGCGAGGCATATCGACGCGAAATGGTCGAAATGGTACGACAGAGGAATCCCCGAAGTCGTCGTATACGGTCCGAACATCACAGCCGTGTCGCAACGAGAGGAACGCGAACTCAAAAAAGCAGCCGGCGACGCCATGTACGACATCGAATACGCGCAATTCACCATCACCGCACCCAATGACGGGCTTCATAGGTTTCTGTCCGGCAAAAGAAGCAGGAAACTGCTGGTGAAAACCGAGATCATTCCGCCACGCGCCGGCTCCAGCGCGAAACCGCATATCGGCGTATACGCCGATGCGGACCTCGTGCTGGAGATCGACGCAAGGAAACCCGCATACTTCAAATTGTCCGACCATGTCGGCGAAAAGACGAGAATGGTCGTCACGGACGAAGGCGGGTTCTTTTCGGTCACCATGGTGTTTCTATGACGCAAGCCTGACCCTAGCCATGCCGGCCCTTAGCCGATCGTCGGGCATCGCGACGTAGCGTTGTGTGGTCTCAAGGCTCGCGTGCCCGAGCAGCTTGGATACGAGCAGCAGGTCGTGCGTGGCCTCATAGGTGACGGTCGCGTACCGATGCCGCAGACTGTGCGCCGTCCACCCGTCACCAAGCAAAGCGGACAGGTGCTTGCCGACGTAGCTCGCCTCGACGTGCCCGCCCCACCGGCCCGGAAACACCCAGCCCCCATAGGCCATGATCTCCGCCGCCAGATCGTCCTCCAACGGGACGAGCCGCTGCACGTCGCCCTTGCCGACCACCACGAGACTCCAGCCGATCAGATCGCGCATCACGTCACGGCTCGACACCTTCGCGATCTCGAACCTGCGCAACCCGCATTCAGCGCCGAGCCTGAGCATGATGCGTTCGCCATCGGTGGCCCTCGCCAAGGCCTTGAGTATCACCACGTCCGGGCATGGGCGGGGGTGTGCCTGCGGCCGTTTCACGCCGGGCAGTTCGAGGCTGGGATCGTCGTCCATGCGCCCGGTGAGCTTCATCCACCGGTAGAATCCGACGACCGCGTTCCTTGCGCCCTTGCGGGTCTCCGGCTTCCACTCGTGCGAGGCGAACCAGTCGACGAGGTCGTCGCCCTCCACGTCGCGCGGGCTGCCGCCGAGCGCTAGGCTCAACGCGGTCAACTGGCAGCGGCGCGTGGCGATCGTCCCCTTAGAGCGGGCCCCGGCCTTCAACGATCCGAGGAATCCCGATATGTCATCGCGCCATCCCGGCGCTGGTTCCTTGTGCTTCGGCATGACATGCCGTCCTTCCGCTCAAGCCCGCCCCGATGCGGGCATCGTAGGGAAAATCTTGGGGAATGACGACGAGAAAAACGAAAGGCCGCCACGACGAGTCGTGACGGCCTTTCGCATGAACTTCGTAGCGGGGCATGGATTTGAACCATGGACCTCTGGGTTATGAGCCCAGCGAGCTACCGAGCTGCTCCACCCCGCGTCGGCACGTCCTGTATTTGGACAGCTCGCTCAACAATACCCGATTAATCAGGAGTGTCAAGATTCTCGGGCGTGTCGGCCATGGGATGGGGCACGGCTCAGGTGGCCGGCTGGCCGGGCACTGACCTGACGGTGACCGTGCTCAACGCGCTCGGCCTGTTGGTCGGCGCGTTCATCGGCGCGTCCAAGGCCAAGCTCACGGCCTGATATGCGAAATATTTCGCCCGGTGGATTCGGTGGAATATTTCGCGCCCCGGACAAACAACCCCCGCCCAAGATCGCGGACCATGCGCATGGCGTGGATGCCGCGACTTGGGCGGGGCTTTCGTCGTTTCAGACCGTCAGAAGCCGTTGTTCCTTCCTGCGTTCGGCGATCTTCTCGGCGAGCCATGTGTTGACCACGGCGTTGCGGCTGACCGCCAGCTCGTCCGCTTCGGCGTCGAGGCTTTCGACCATCCAGTCGGGCAGGGTGAGATTGACCTTGCGGGTCTTGGTCTTCGCGGGGCGGATGACGCGGGGCTTCGTCATGTCGAAGTACCGGCGCACGTCGTCGCCGCGTTCGAAGGCCTCGTCGATGTCCGAGGCCTTGACCGTCTCAATCGTCCTTGTGCTGCTCAT